GGTTACAATAAGTGCATATCCAGCCAGAATTACTTCATCTGTGCCTGGACAAACTACAGTATACTTAGTCCCGTTTTCATCGTGCAAAACTATTTCAAATGCATCATGGCCACAGTATTTTGTTTGTTTCGCCATTATTCCTCCTTAAAAGGAACATTGACCCATCTCCGGCAATCGATCCTTCACCGAGATCCAACCGTTCGAATTATTCGAAGAGTTGATCTGTTTCTTTGCGGCTTGGTAGCCAGCGAGCCATTCTGCTGCTTAAGGTACTCTTTAGCTAAGATTTCACTCTGATTCACTTGTCCCCCCAGACCCGCGCATAATACGCCGCATCAACTTCGTTATTTCTAATATGAAACCGACGCCGACACCAGCGGAAACCACACTGAACCCAAGAATCTGTGCAGTACATCCCAACATATCCACACTTCGGACAAAAATAGTAAACTAGCCGCTCAATCTTCGGAGGTTTCTTCCTGGGTAAGATACTTTTGCTCAAATTCTTCACGCGTCAGAGGTCTGTTAGATACGATAGAACGAACCTCTCCAACGTGCTCAACCGTCTGCTTCTCATTCCACCCCAACTTAGTCTTAACTAAATGCAAAAGCATGGGAACGTTACCCTCTCGAGCAATGTCAAAAGCCAACTTCGCAACCTCCTGCTGCATATCAATCGTCCCAGTATCATAATCCTCCAGGTATTCCCGATTAAACACGCTAAGAGACACGCCAATGCACTTTGCGCACGCACCCTTATTCAACCCTAGGCCAGCCATTCGATACACAACCAGAGCCTTTTCAGGGTGCCTAACGTGATGCCGAGGACTACGGTCTGGATTACCTACTACTTCGGGAACTAACGCTTCCTTTTCGTCTGACATAGTGTTTTATTCCTTATATGGGGAATTTTTTATGGAGAGTGGGGGTGCGGCGGCAGGAGGTAGAAATATTTTTTTTGGATCGAAAAACTTTTTCAAAACTCTAATAGAGGTATAGGAAACAATACCTTTCAAATGGAATTCACTTCGTTCATCAAAAAACTTTTTTTTACTTGGGAGCGCGGGAGGAAGGAGCGTGTCACCTCTCGCATTGGATGTATGCGATGCTGATAAGCTGGTGATGGATGGACCAAGGCGACCGAGGCGCGCCGACGACGCAATGCCAACTCGACCACGGGAGATCGCACGGCTCGGACTGCGTACCCTTAGAGATGCTTCACCAAGGTAGACAAACACCACCACCCGATCCGATTCAGTAGAACGCTGGTTTGGTGTATGATACACTAGGCGCACTCCTCAAGCATTGCGATGAATTGATCGTTCGAGAGGTCGCACAATTGTTTGAGCGCGAGGAGCTCGCCGACGGTAAACATTTTCTTTCGCTCTCTAATACCAAGCTGGCGACGGGTTAAACCGATATCCTTAGCCATGATCCACTGAGCCGTGCCTATCTTTCTCCTCATCCATCTGTATGGATTATCCTTGGGATGAACATTGTGGATCGACACATCCCCAATCTTGTAAACCCTGTTTTGTACTGTAAAACCCATAGAGTACAACTATTCTAAACAATTACCTACAGATCGATCAAATATTCCACTTCCGTGCTGGACACAGCAATGATATACTAAAACGACGCGCAATCACGCGCATAAGTTAGGATAATTACTATGAAAAAAACTATAAAGTTGAACTGGGTAACAGATCCCTCCCACGGATGGCTCAAAGTATCTCGCGCGGACGTGAAAAAACTAGGCTTGAATGCTGATAGTTTCTCGACGTACTCGTATCAGTCAGCCAAGGGAACAACATTTTACTTAGAGGAGGACTGCGACGCGCCAATCCTACTAAAGTCACTCGATGAGTCGCGGGAGTTTCTCCCGCTGTGGATGATGGATAGACACACAAACGGACGATCGCACGTCAGGCTACTGCGACCAATAGCCAGAACGGAGATCATCACGAAACTCTGGAACGATTACGCGCTTGACCAGCTTGAGTCATGGATCCGAGACCGTATCAATATGAGATATAACGTACCGCGACCGAGTGATGACTACCCGTGGAATGCTGAGATGTATCGGGAAGTGTATCAAGCTTGCATCGATTATATCCGCGAACATGATCACATCTGCTATGCGCGACGGAACGGAGAGATCGTAGTCACTACGGACACCGAGCAAGCGCGACGCGACATATCCGAAAAACTCGCTATTGATAGCCGAAAACTCCATATAATCAATGTACGATAACCTTTAACTATCTGGGGAGACACTAACCATGCATTTACTAACAACCAACCAAGCCAAGATTTTAAAAGCTTCCGACAATGAGGCCGGATATAGGACGGCCATTTTACATCTGAGACCTGCCTATAGTCACAAAAAAGTAAAGACCTGCGACGGGTTGCACGGCGTATGCGCTAAAACGTGCATCGCAATGACAGGACGCGCAAGGTTTGATGTAGCTGTTAACGCTCGCGACCGTAGGACAAAACTACTGATCTACACTCCTGATATATTCATGAGCTTGCTTGATGCTGACATCATGAGTTTCACGGCGTCATGTAGCAATTCCGGAGACGTTCCGACGGTGCGTTTGAATGGAACTAGTGATTTGGATTGGACACGGTACACGATACCGCGAACGGGAACGAATGTCTTTGAGAGTCATCCAGAGATACTCTTTTATGACTATTCAAAGGGAGCTCAAAGGGTACTAAGGAACGCGGTAAAGAACTATCATATCACGTTTAGTCACTCGGAACGTGCAACTGATGCCGAGCTAGCCGCGATACTCAAGAGCAAAAAGAATGTTGCCGTTGTTTTCGCAGTAAAACGTGGTCAAGAGCTTCCCACGCGACACAAGATCGGTGGTCGATGGTATCGCGTAGTGGACGGAGACCGCGACGATCTGAGACTGCCCGAGCGCGACGGTCGAGGCGTAATAATTGGACTCCGGTATAAGATCGCTTTCGACTCGAAGACCGGGAAAGCATTACCCGCTGATGCGCGCTTCGTGGTTACGCCAGGAGAGGGAGACCGAGCGACACGGAAGATCGTAACACCTACAACCTTTCACACGTACAACTAACAGAGGAGCATTATGATAACAATTAAATCCATAGCAACCACCTCTGACGAAAGAATAATCATCGGTGAATACTACGAAGCGACTTTCCGGCTTTCGATGACATGGAAAAAAAAGGTTCCCGTGTCGTGGTCAGTATACCCCTCGGAGCACGTTCTAGAAGATAAGACGAACCGACCCATAGAACGAATATTTGAGGAGCTTGAGGAGCTCGTTTCTGATTATTCCGAGTAGTACACAGGGTACACCGTGCGCGGTGTATCCGATGCGTTGCTTAGGAACGCTCGCGGTCAATTAGGAGCGCGATTATATATCTGGGGAGTTATGCTGAATGAAATTGGTACTCGAATTGTTTTTTTCTTGTTGCGTGATGATCTGCATAATCGCTTTGTTGGAGGATTAGTTGGAGAGGGTATCCCTTGCCACACGATACGCGACACCGTGCGGGACTATCTTCTAGAATTATGGGGAGAAGATTCGACATTGTTCGGCATCGCTGTAGGCCACACATGGGAGACGGTAGCCACGATTTTATCGGATGACCGAGCCGAATCGAGGCGCATCATACTTGATGAGGTTGTGGACATGGAAGCAGTGGCCGAGGCTCTCATCTGGGAGTCTCACAAACATGATGGGGAGATGTAAGACAATGACAACGAAAGAGATAAAAGTTTTTTTCACGGTACAGTAAAAAAAAGTAGTTTAGTGCTGGACACAGCATATCTGATAAGGTATGCTGTATTTACCAGCTAAGAGATACAGCTGAGACATTTAGGGACAACGAAACAAAACTGGGGAGGGACGCGACGATGACCAAAACTTAATCCAAAAAACAAAAAATGGACCCCGACCGACCGCGAACGATGCGGAAGGCCGACGCATGGCCGAAGCCGAGCCGGAGGCAGGGAGGTCCGAGCCGCGCCACCCGACGCTCGAGTCCAGGCTCGGCGCAGCGCCAGAAGGTGAGCACTTTTTTGTCAGAAATTGAGAATTTGATCTGAAAAGGTGAGCAGTTTTTTACCAAAAATTAGGAAAACGATATGACGGACAATTTACTATCCACCATAAATTACAGCGACAACAAAACCATCCAGCTTATCCGTAACACGATAGCGCCTACAGCTACGGCTGATGAGTTCGGACTCTTCATCGAGTATTGCCGGAGCACAGGACTGAACCCGTTTAAGAAGGAAATCTGGTTCATTAAGACACCAGGTTACCGCAAAAAAGACGGCAATATGACGGCACCTCGGGTGCAGATAATGACGGGTATCAATGGCTACCTGACCATCGCGAATAGGCATCCCGAGTTCGACGGTATGACCTGCGATATATTGATGGACGAAAGCAAGAAGATCCTTGGCGCGACTGCGACGGTATACCGCAAGGACCGTAAGTATCCGAGCGTGGCTACGGCTCTTATGGACGAGTACTACAAGCCTAACCCCTACGGTAATAAGGGAGTATGGGAGCAGATGCCGTCAATAATGATAGCAAAGTGTGCCAAGAGTTTGGCGCTGCGCGAAGCGTTCCCGCAGGAGCTCGGTGGTACCTACACTGACGCTGAGATGCCAATGACTCACGCGGCACCAAAGGTAGTGGAGGTGCAGGGTTCCGCAGGAAGCCAGGTGAGCAAAGACAAGCTTGAGGATGTGACTTTCACGGACGATGACTTGCCGTGGTGAGCTGACTTAAAGAAGAAGTAGTATGGCTAACAAGACGAAGAGACCTGACGGTTATGACGCGCCTCAGCGCGGGTATGTCCGACGGACTTGTATACTTCATAAGTTCGCACTGAAACATATGAGGCAGATTGCGGAAATGAGGGAGATGAGTATCAAGGATTGCCTGGAAGAGGCGATGAAAGACTGGTGTTATAAATATTTTGAAGTACTTAGGGAGAATGAAAATGAGCGTGAAAAGTGATTTAGAGAAGCTGGCAATGGACGCGGCACAACTTGCGGGGATGTCTCGTATGGAGGGATACGACTGCAGTATTGCTGATTACGAGCGGATATACCTGGAAGGAGCTAACGAGGCGAGGAAGTTCATCATCAAGATGGGTCGCGCCATGGCGAAAGAGTTCCCGACCGATTGTGGTGTATTTGAAATGGGTCAGGCTGAGGGTATTCGCTGGTTATGCGACAGAATTGAGGGTATGACTGAGGAATAATAGGCGTTGAGGTGTAGTTCAGTTGGCAGAACAGACGGCTGTTAACCGTCATGTCGGAGGTTCGAATCCTCCCACCTCAGCCAATACCAGTGTAGTGTAACGGTAGCACGGCAGCCTCCAAAACTGCTTGTGTGGGTTCAAATCCTACCGCTGGTGCCAATAAAAAACGGGAGTAAGCGAGCATCTACCTCGCTTACCCCCGTGGATGCACTTTACTTAGGGACTATGTGTCTGGGGAGAAACATAGAAATGCAAAACAAAGGTACCATTCAAAAAGCGTTCCCGACAAGAGCATTCACACTCTATTTGAAGGCAATAATTATTTCGGTAGTTATTTATAACACTTACCTGAGTTATCCACAGGTTATCCACAGGCTGTGGGAAAGTGTTTACGGAGCATTGCCTGACGGCAACGTTGGGTTAGCTCGATTAACTCTAAGGTAAAGGTTAAGGGAAGAATTTTTTCTTGTTAAAGGGGAACAAGAGCATTGAATGAGAAGAGTGAAAGAAGAGGGGTGATGGGGGATTCTTAAGGGGGAAGAGGGGGTCTTGTCAAGAGGGTAAACAGCAACTTTTTTTTAGGGAATGTAAAAAAGACTATGGATGTAGATCATATTAAACAACTAATCATGATTCTGAAGGCTGAGTACGGCAACAAGGTAATAGCAACCGAGGAGAGAGCTCGGGTCTGGTCTGTGGTGCTGAGCCATGCTACCTACGCAGAAGGCGAGCTCGCCGTAGCCGAATTATTATCAGAAGCTCGGCAATTTCCTCCGTCAGTCGGGGAGATAAACCAACAGATTTTACGAAACCGCCAAGGGGAGAAGCTCGACTGGTCCGAGCTCTGGGACAGGGTAATGGCTGCAGGTCAGAATAGTATCTACAACGCAGAGGAACAGGCCGCGAAGCTGCCAGAGGCCGCTAGACGCGCTATAGGAGGCGCTGTTGGCCTAAAAGAGGTTGGCCTAGCCTCACCCTCGGACCTCGCGGTAATTCGCGCACAATTTCGTCAGAGACTCGAGAGCGGCTCCGCTGCTTCTCAAGACAGAGAAACAAAGAATGCAATCTTGAAGGCTCTGCCGAATATAAACGTAAAAGTAAAAGAAATAGGATAGTTATGGCGTTCCAGAAGAAGACAAAAGAGCAGTGGGAAGCAGAGGCTAAGGAAAAGGCTCTCCAAAAGGCTGTTGATAACATCGACATGATTAAACAGGTGGTAAAAGCCGCTGGCTTGGACGGAGTTACAAAGTCTGATGCTCTCGTAATGGTTCTCCTCTCCGAGGTAATGAACCTCAATAACCACCTCCACTGGATTCAACACGCGTTGAAGAAGGCTAACGGTGGTGGATACCAGGCCGCAGCACCAGCAGAAGATAAGATGCCTAACTGGTAGCATGATAAACCCCCGCTTGTACGAGGGGGGTTATTTTTAAGGAGGGATTATGGGTGCATGGAAAAAACTAAATTCAGAGCCGCGAAGTAGAACCTCGGCACAATGGCACCACACGGTCGACAAGCTGCCAATGTTTAGGGAGGAAGTCTTGGTATACCGAAAGGACAAACGTGTCACCACGGCTTACCTGGAGCTTTCTGACGAGGGTCAAGTGCGGTGGGTGGACTTACCTTACGCCGAAGATAGACGCCACTATTTCGATTTAAGAGAAATAAGTCATTGGCTCGAGTTCGACGGCAAGCCGATGGTGGTGTTTGAGGGAAAACTGGACTATGTGCGCGATGCACTTCGGTATGAAATGGGGTGGGTCAAAGATGACTCGGAAGAGAAATGACTGCCACAGCACAGAATTCGGATTGTGGCTTAGGGAGCGCAGGGAGCTCGACCAGAGACTCGGCTTCCTAACCACAAACCTCGACTACATCTGGGGGAACTACAACACTCAAAAGTGGATGCTAATAGAGGAGAAGCGGTATGGGTCTCCTCTAAGGCAAGCACAGCTCGACATGATTGAACTGGTGGACAACTGCTGCAAGACAGACCCGCGCTACCAAGGCTTTCACCTCCTGCAGTTTGAGCACACAACTCCCGAAGATGGTGCTATATTGTGGGACGGAAAAGAAATCACCAAACAAAAACTTATAAGGTTACTGGAGTTTAAAGAGTGAAGAACATACGGGAATGCGCTGAGGAATACTGGGACAACGTGGCAGGGGACTCTGAGGTTGGAGTGTCGTGCAAACAACTGGTCATCGAAGCATACATCACGGGAGCGTTTTCTATATCGGCAACGATAGCTAAGACGTTCTCAGATTGGCACAAGGATTCATTTGGTAAGGAGATAGACTAATGGCTAAGGATTTATATGTAATGGACAATGAAGCAAAGGAGCGATTCTTTACCTTCAAGAACATTGGCGTATCACTACTCGCAGGGAATGCGGTATTGTATGCAGGGAATCCAGAAACATGGATTCTCGACACACAATTACTCTCCGAGCTTTTGCATAATGAAGCTTTGAGATTTGCAGGAGGAACAAAAGATGCCACTGAACAAGAAGGGTCTCAAGATTCGCGAAGCGATGGAGAAGTACTACGGGAAGGATAAGGGAGATGAAGTCTTTTACGCATCCGAGAACAAAGGCACCATCAAAGGTGTGAAAAAGAAAGAAAAGAAAAAAGGTAAATAATATGTCATGGCAAAATAACAATCTTATGATCTCTCAGGACTACGACCTGAACGATGCTTGCAACAAGCTTATCTCTTCGTGCTTGTCGCTCCTCCATAAAGGTAAGCTCAAAGCATTCAACGACATCCTCAAAGAGACCGTAAAGCAAAATGACATCGTGCTTAGAGAGACGACAAAGAAGACACGCAAGACACGCAAGACGACTAAGAAGTCTCGTTCGGCGAAGAAGGCTAAGTAAATAACTGGGGAGAAACGTATGAAATTTTCTGACGATGTACAAAAAGACTTAGACGCTATCGAGGCAATGGCTGATGACTGCCTTGTATTCTACAAGAACAAGCCATACTACGCAGAGTTGAAGAGCGTGTTTTGCGCCGCGTACCTTCGCGGGTCATCCGACGCAAAGCTTCAGTACATCAAAGATGTGTGCGGCGAGGTTGGAGAGCTCCTTAAGGAAATAGAAGGTTGGGACAGTGGCAAGGTTGACGACAAAGACATCAACTAAGAAAGGTAGGAGCGGTCCCGAAGAGCAGCAGCAGATTGCGTTTTTCGACTACTGCAACTACATGACCCTTGCCACAAAAAACATGGCATACAGTCTGGCATTCCATATCGGCAACGAACGCAAGGCTTCCATCCAGCGACGGATCATGATGAAGCGAGCGGGAGTAAAGAAGGGAGTGCCAGACATCTGCGTACCGGTCCCCAATGACAAGTATCACGCGCTCTACATCGAGATGAAAATTAAGCCTAATAGGTTATCTCCCGAACAGGCTGACTACCTGCGGCATCTTAACCAGTGCGGCAATTACGCCGTCGTCGCGTGGTCTGCTGACGAGGCCATAGAAACCCTAGAAAAATACCTTCATAACAAGCTATGAAGTATAAACCACCACCAGAGGTATTAGTGGACCCAGACTGTAACGAGACGCAATTTCCTGAAAAAAACCTATGGCTAGCCGTAGTAGACCGAGCAATCAAGGACTACTGCGGGTTCTTCGAAAAGCTATTCATGGTCGGCTTCACGCACGGCAAATTCCTCAACGTCGTAGCTCGCGTGGAAAGTAACCTATCTATCATCCAGGCGACCCATGAGCTTAATCGGCTTAGGTGGTTCCTCTTCGATGAGAGACCAGAGCCGTTCAATATGCAGTACATTATGGAATGTATGTATGAAGACCACGAGAATATGCTCTCCAGTATGAGAGCTGCGATCACAAAGAGATTCAATGACCACATCGACGCGGTTGAGAAACTAGAACAGTTCCCGCGCCTCGTTCACTATATCAAAAACGAAACGACCGCTCTCACCGAAGG